ATTTTTCGGCCGGCCACATACTGTCCGTCACAGACATACACATATTGTGTGTATAATTATTCGGCACTAATTGTAGACACTACGCACACAATTACACTAGATATAGCTCAAATAATCCACAATATGTTATGTAGCTGACGTTATTTGATATGCAATTAACGCAATTATGGGATTTGTATTGTTTGAATTGTCAGAAAATAACATGAAATAAGCTGTCCGTTTTATGGGACAGCTTACTCTGAGATAAAAGCTTTAAATAATGCATTTGGGGAGAGCTGCACCCTAGTGCTTAGGATGCAGTTCAGGTTGAATAATGATTATCTCGGGGTGAGATAATTTGACGTAAATATTATATCACATTTTAGCTAGATCTAGCACATTACGCTGCGTATAAATAGAATCAAAATACATCCGGCCTATGATGTAATTCTTGCGTAATTTGTCCGTGAAATAAAGCCTAAATAGAATGGCCTCCTGGTCGTTATCCATATCATAATTTAGCAAATTCTTGCTGTTATATAACCTCTCAACCCACAAAAAGTTACCATTCTTTAGCTGCAGCAGGGTGTATCTTCCATCCAGGATTATTAAAGGTTTACTGTCTTTTAAGTTCGGATGATACTGGATCAGAGCTAAAGATATATTGAATTCGTTCTTAATAGCCATATTATTGAATTTCTCATTCTTATTAATTCTGTAAATAAATGTCTTTTTCTTAGCCTCTGTAAATTCACGATTTTCCAGAAATTCAATCCATATATCCTCGTCTTTATAAACAGTATTTCCTTTAATAACCATGTTTTCGATCAGGCCGGAGATACCCAGAGACTCTAAAATATCAGAGAAAATATCATTCGTATTGGTTAGCAAAATAATTTTAACAGGTGGAAGGCCTTCTAGCTCCCTGTTACGGTTGACAGTTTCATACATGTTAAGAAATGTTGTTCCCTGGTGACGTTTAACAATAGCACCCTCTTCCGGTATAAATTCATCCATAACAATGTAATCTACATCACTATAATCTACACCACGGCTGTTTTTAAACGTGCTTAAGGCCATTAAATAACCAAAAATAGACACATCATTATTAGATGTGTCTACTTCAGCAAACGTATAGGATCCTTCTTTCTTAACAAATTCAATGTGAGGAAATTCAAAAGAATAGCGTTCTGGATGTTCATGATAATCATGTTCAATAGGAGCTGTTAAGGATTGGCCCGCAGCTACTTTTTGTACTACCTTGTCATTATCTCTAAGCCAGATAAATTTGCGTCCAGGATTATTATGGACATATTCGATCATATCACGTAGAATATTAAAGGTTTTACCCATGCCACGGCCACCGAATAATACGGTGAGATTGTGGAGCATATTTAACGTGATTGTTATGTAGATTAATTTTTTAATTTCTTTATTCTTCAATATCAATCCCCTCCATTATGTCATGGTACATTTCTAGCAGAATTTCATAATCTGCAGATAATCCTAGTGTGTAGCTAGACGGCAATAATACAACATTGGAACCATACTCTACATCTCTACCTTCAATATCAAAATAATGTAATTCCGTATGATCCCTGTATTTTGCTGCTAGCTTGATGCTATGGAATACATAACCCTTCTTTAAATCAAACGGTGATTCTATTTTTCCTGCTAGAATATCCCTCAAAATATGCTTAATTCCTTCTAATTTAGAGACTCCTGCAATCGTAATTGTTACAGGGCAATCATGTATATCAGGCTCCTGATCAGGATCCTCTGGCTCCAAAAGATCTAAATAATGCTGCACTTTTTCTTTATCGACTTTCCCTGAACTATCAAAGAAATCTGAGTCATCCCCATAAAGATACTTTTTTGCTCCGAAAGTTTTAAACAGTTTGCTTTCACCTTCATCCGTAAATTCACCCAAATAGTATGTAATTCCGTCTTTTTCTGCATAGGCCTTATGTTCTATAGCCTGTTCACGTTTACGCTTGTTAATGACATCAATTTGCTCTTTGTGATCCTCATAGTGGATAAACTTGCAGCTGTCTGTATCTACATAGATTAGATCAGATTTACCTCCATATTTTGGATTGTACATCACATCTATCATTTCCTGGAGCGACCTACGAGCATAGGCTGTGCACCATACGCCAACCTGGTAATCTAAGAAATTAGAATAGCTGTTGTAATATTTATCCAATAATAACTCATCCGTAATAGGAATCTCTTCACCTGTTTCATCATCTATTTCAAACTCTTTTGGATGCAGCAAGTGATCTTTTTTATCATAATAATATGGATATTTGATAGGATAGGATACGTGCATCCCATAGATTCCATTGAGCAAATTCTTACTTTTTCCGTACATATATTCACTGTCAGGATCATGTAACCCTTTGAGCTGTGTTTTCCTCTGATAGTATAATCGTATCTGATCAGCTAGCTCTTCAGGGATAGGATGTTTCTGTGCGTATTTTACTGCTGTTATTTTCTCTTCTCCTGCAGTGTAATGATCCTTAATAATTTTATAGTCCACTTCTGTTAAGATCATCCGGCAGAATTTTGCTCTGATTAAACGTCCATTATCTACACATTTAGCTTTCTTTCTGTCTCTATCATGCTTTTTATCATCTTTGCTTTCATCTGGGAAAATTAGATTCTTGCATTTACTAGTTGATATATACGGTACAGGATCATACGGATTTGTTAACTCCAGATCTTTCCATGTCACATCAATTAACATTCCCCATTGATCAGATTTTTCCAGATAATAATTAAATTCATCACGTTTAAATGGTTTTAGATCAAAAAACTTTCCAGGGTAACCGTTTACTAATAATTCGAACGGATAACTGGATGTAATATCAAAGCTACGCACTCCAGGAGCCTTAATTTCAGCTTTTAATCCATCACCTATAGTCTTGTTAGCATACCAACGATTAGCATGGGTATTTCCACCTCTGAAGGCCTCGTGAGCCATATTCAAAGTAATAATATCTAAAGCATGTTTCCAGAAGTTCCAACGGTTGTTTTTATTTCCTGCTACAGCTTTCCTACAATCTTTTCTAACATATCCTGTAGATGTTAATGGGACATTGTTTATATCTTCCTTTGGAGCATCTAAAATACGTCTTTCAATGGCTTTATGTAATCCTATAACATCATTAGCACAATACTTTTCTTCTTCTGGTGTTAGGTCTGTCCATGGAAAACGTGAGATCTCATAATCCATTGTAGTTTTCTGGAATTCTTCAGAAACCTGTTCATTCTTCAGAAATTTCTCTAATTTCATGTTAGAAAGCAAGTAGCTGCAGCGAAAACATAATTTGTCTGTCTCTGCAGCTATGATAGTTCTTTCCTTTGTACAAAGTATGTTAGTCCATTCAAAAGCATCTTTAATGAATTGGAATTCATAGCTTAGATTGTGAACTACAATCAAAGTCTTTTTCGTCATAGATTCATTCTCATCTGCTATGATTCGGAGTCTTTTAATTACATCCCTGTAGCTCCTGACTTGATAATAATCAATTCCATCATAGAACTGGCCACTCCAGATAATAGATTCATAGATTAATTCACCCTCATCATCTACTCCTGTAACTACATTCGTAGTCTCTATATCGAATGTCCAGAAATGCTTATGTACTAACGTTCTTTGTGGTTTTCTTATTTTAATACGTTTTTTCTTAGTGTTTTCAGCCATAATCATATACTCGAAACGCTGCTGTACCATTTATCAAAGCCTGAAATACCTAAGTCAGATGTGGCTACTTCCACAATCTTTTCTACAATTGCAGATAGAGATACATCTTCATTATGTACTATGTCATGGAACTGTCCAGAAGTTAACAGCTGATAGCCTAGCTCCTGCATCTTATCATATAGGTACCACAGATCTTCCCTATCCCCTTTTAAGGCGATTCCTGCAGCATACTCAACAAAATCTGGCAATTCAGTGACGGCTACTAATAAATGTTTCGCACTCGTCAAATCCCCCATATATTCTTCTATTTCCTGGCGGCTCATGCCTTTTAACATTTTCATGCTGTATTTTGCATAACCCTTATTACTCATTCGATCTACATCAATTAACTCATCTATGATACCAGACGTAGAATCTTCTATACCCTTCTTCAGAGAGTTAGAATAATATAGATTGAATGATCTAATTGCTTTCTGAACATTCTTGAGCTCCTGCTCTGTCATCCCTCTTGATCTCTTCATAATTAAACCTCTTCAGATATGCAGATAATGCACGGTTAACGATTTCATTCTGACTTTCAGATCTTCCTGATGCTATATATTTAAGTTTATCATTAAGTTCTTCCGTAATCATGAATTGTTTTCTAATTGCTCTATTTAATCTTGCCATTGTTTAACACCTCTCCATATGTACTATTTAAATATGATTTACCACAATTTCTACTCATATTTTTAAAATAAGTATATGTTAAAAGCTCAATTCTCTGCTGTATTGTCGATAACACAAACTCTTTAAAAGTTTCTGGATCATCATATTCCATAAATTGTTTTTCTAAAACATTTAATGTATGTACTAAACTATCTATAATTGCATCACCATTTTCATAATGTTCTCTATTAATAAAACGATCTAATATTAGATGTTCTTTAGGTACCTCTACAATTTTAATATGATTCTCAGCGTTTTTATTTTTAGGATAAAGCATTACATAATATGTAAAGGTATGTATAGGAGCTTTCTCTTTTAAAATCATTCCGGAATAAAAATATCCTTCTGGAACTTCTATAAAACCATCATCTTTAATACCTACCATATCACCGGGTAGGAAATTGTTATGATATTCCATTATCTTTCCTCCATTTCTTTAAATCGTCTACATCAAAATGTCCTATTTCTGTTTCACCGTCAGGATCTTCTTCATAGCACTGCATAATTATTTCCATGATTGCTACATGAATATGATCTAACATGTGTGTTATAAATGCTATATTGGCTGCTGCTGATTCATCAAAATCACACATAGCAACTCCTAATGATGTAATAGATTCACAGATTCTTTTAATGTATGTAGAATTATCTTCTTCCTCTGATTCACCTGTTTCAATCATACGAACATATTCTTCCAGAATCTTGTCATATTTTTTCTTTCGTTCTAATTCCTCTTTATTCATTAATAATTATCCCTCACATTCTTAAACATAGATGTATGAGGATCAATATATAAATCTATATATTGTTGTTTTCCTTCTTCATCTTTTTTAATAATTACATTCTTATCTAATTTAATAGCATCAGGAATTATTCTAGGATCTTCTTTATTCATAAAAACAAACCTCTTTTAGAATTGCCCTGAGCATGGGAGTGCCCAGGGCGTACAAATCAACCGATAATATAACTTAATGTTTATTCAATGAAATCATCCATAGAGTGATCTACATATTCTTCGCCTTCTTCCCATGCCTTAACCCAGAGAAGGTTCTTAGTTGCCACACGTTCCTCATCATGTTCATTTCCATCTTCATCCTCTACCTTTACGGTGTATTTTTCTTGTTTAGAAGAGAAGGATGCCATACGCTTATCTACAACGATATTCATAGGACATAAGGATCCGTCAGGCTTTCCGGCTGCCTCTGTAAACTTGACTTCCATAACAACATCTTCAGGTTCATCCTGTCCCTGAACTTTACGTTTTAATGTTGTGATGTACCGGTAAAATTGTTTTCCTTCCTTTGTTACTTTTTTCTGTGCAAAAATTGCAAACTGCATATTATTTTCCTCCTTTATGCATGTTTATATATGATTATCCGAAAAATTTTTCGGTAATCTACAAATTATTGATATACAGATAATACAAGTTTTCCTGAATAATGATCATCATTTCTGTATACAGATGCAAATACATAATCAATATTTAAATGCATATCTTCTTCTGTTAATTCATTAGCTTTACAAATTTTAATAGATTCATCTGTAGCACGTGATCTAATATCTAATACTTCTATAGGAGATATTAATTTTTTAAAATCTTTCATTAGCATAATTTAACCCTCCTGGTTAGGATCTTTATCTCCAAATAAAAATTTTTCAATATCTTTTGAAAATAAAACTCCTAACATTGGAATCGCAAAAGCTGCCATAAGATTACTATTATCCATTTCTTTAATTTGAGTTGTTGTTCTCTCTAGGGCTTTTGCTATTGCCTTGTTAAAATCTTCCTTTGTGATTGTAATTGTTTCCATTTTTTATCCTCCATAATAATAAATCCCAGGGATTACTCCCTGGGACTATTGTACTATGTGTATGTGTATGTGTCAACACATAATTTTTAACTAAACTGCATAGTATGTGACATAGTAAAGTATTCTAACATTTTTTGAAGAACCACTATTATTCCAAATTCTAATAGTATAATTTCTATCAACATCACGACCGACAGTAATTCCTTGTCCGTTTTCAACAATTACAGGATACTGAGCTACGATTTTACTTCCCGGAATTTCGCTAAATTCTGGGAATGTATATTCTCTCATAGTATTAGCATCAATAGTTAAAGTATGGTCGCCATAAGAACGTGTAATTCGGTCAGCTTTGTCAGATAAATCAGCATTTATCTGTGTAATAATTTCCTCTACCGTAGTACGTGCCCAGTGTGTACCATCAAAAGATTCTGGTACAGTGATAGCAGTAATACATCTATAAAGGATATTATTATAGATTACAAAATCCCCTACATTATATGTAGATGTTGAATCATAAGCATCAGAAAGATCAGATACCGCTCCTGTAGCTTTCGCATCAGCAGAGTTAGCTGTAATGGTTACAGCTGCTATATCAAGAGCACCCTGATCAGCCTCAGCTTTAGCTGCATCAGCAACATCTTTTGAGGTCTTAATACCTAAATCAATTTTCTCCATATCACCGTTATAATCCACGAGCCATGCAGGTTTATCTGTTCCTTCAAACTGTGATAAACCATAATTAGATGTCTGGTTAGTATGAGCCATAATTATCCCTCCTATTCTAAACTAATAACGTTTTACCGTTGAAATCGTAATCCAAAGCTGTTAACTGGTAAGCATCATATGCTGTAGCTGTGAGCTGCAGAGCATCATATTCTGATGCTGTTAGAGCTGCTGTTCTATGGAATGTATTAACAATCTCTGTTACAACATCACGAACATCCTCAAGCTCTCCTGTAATAGGAGAGATCATAAAATTATATTCTACTAATTTTGAATCTACATAATCCTTCATCTGATTATATAGATCAATAGAATATGCTTTTGAGGCGTTCAGAGTCTGCTCAGCTGTGATTGCAATTAAATTTCTAATAATTGCATCCTGAGCATCAGCATAGGCCTTAGATTCATTAACAGCTGCATCTTTTGCCTGGGCAATTACTAATTTAATAGTAGTATCATACGCCTTGATAGATTCATCTATCATTCTCTGGATTTCTTCAGGCGTTAATACTTTAATCGTTGCCCATTCTTCCTCAAGCCTTGTTACAGTTTCCTGTAATTCCTTCACTATGTTCAGTAACCAATCTAAATTGATTACATCTCCGTTAGTTCTGGGATACTTTAAATTAAACATAAGCACCTCCTATACATAAATGCCTAAACAAAACTCACGCTTAAACATTCTGGCTATGTTGTCATAGACGTTAAAACGTGCCAGATCAGATTGAGCTAACCACATAGCCTGGGAAGTTGTTACGCCTATGTTACCCTTAACCATTCCTTTGTGTGTGGATTTAGAATCTCCAGAGCTCTCTGTACCAGTTTCAGATCCAGAAGTGCCTTCATCATGAATAATATCATTAGTAGCATCACTAAAAGTCGTTACATTATAAGCAGATACTTGATGGAGTGTACTTCCGTCCGTCTCTGAGCTTGCTGCTGTTGTGGATGAACCTGACTCTGAGTGTTCCGTTTCATCTGTCCACTCTTCCGTTCTGTCATAGTTCACCAGGGGATCGTAATCAGCATCTAAAAGCTCTAACCATTTCTCAAACGTCCACTTGTGTTTTTTACAAAACACTCCAACCCTCCATGAGACATAGTTAAGATCTGGATGAAGTAACGGTAACTCTCCACAGTTTTCCAGGATGATACTTTTGACTAAATCCTCATCATATCCAGAAGGCATAGAAAAATGAGCCCAGAGTTTCTGAGAATCATATTCATTCATTCCGATCAGCGTTATCTTGGCCAACATTTCTATCACCTACCTTCCCTGTCTCAACAGCTCCTGTCTGTCCTGTATCATACTGTTTTGGCTTGATTGAAAAATCATCTAACATTCCGGGGAAAAGTCTTTTTGTTTTCTCAATAGAATCATCCAGACATTCCATCCAGGTTGTGAAACGAGCCACAGTTTCCACATTATTAGATTCAATTTCATTCGTAACCATTCTTTCCTTCTTTTCCTGTGGATTAGAAGGTATTCCAACTTCATTATCGAATTGATGATAAACAGTTTCTGTATCATGCAGGAGCTTGTCTGTGATGTAGTTCTCTTTTACCTGAAAATCTACGAAAGTAAACATATCATCATCTAAGAGAAAATCAGCCTTATCATGTTTCTCATCCTTAAACATATCAGAATCATAAACAATGTAAGAATTACCCTTGTTTCGCTCATCCATAACAGCCTTAATTGTCTGAGCTCCGGCCTGATTCTTTGCTGCAAATACATAGGCAACTCGGGCATTTACAATGCTCTGATTCAAAGTAGAATCAAGTGTGGATAATGTTTTCGCATACTTATCAATAATATCGAATACACCAGAATAATCCGGAGTTAAAATGATAGCTCCACACTCTTCCCAGAGTGTAAATTCTGATTTTTTAAGATGAATAATAGGATTTTGAAATACAGCTTTCACAGGCTGATTCCATGCACCTACACCTCCAGGATTACCGTATAAAGGAATGACACCAACCTTATCAACTTTTCTACGGCCATACTTGTTTGTATCTACTACTGGTAAAAATCCGTTCCCCAATAATAGAAATACAATAGGCTCTTTTTCCCATCCTTCAGGAACTGATACATCTAACTTTGAGCGTAATCTCTGGTACAGACTACGCCAGAAATAAAAATAGCTATCAGACATATATTCAATCTCACTGGGCACCGTAGTGCCCATGATGAGATTCATCTGTTGATAGAAATAAGGTAATGCCATAGCAGCACCTCCCTACTTAATCAAGCATAATAACCAGAGCATTTTCTGTGAGATCGTTGTAAGAACGGATTCTCCAGTTATACCAGTTGTTGAAATAACGGCCACGAGGGTTATAGATAGAGCGTACACCCTCATTAATTGTTGTAATACCACATGTCTCACGATCGAACATCATACCAATAACATCAGCTGTTTCAATCGGATCTGAGGCTGCTACTACCGTTCCATCAGTCTGTAAAACATTCGGTGTGATAGCAATCTTATCAGGATCATCAATAGCCTGCCAAAATGCTACAGAATTGTAATCACCAACAGATAAAAGCTCGTTATTGTAAACGCTAGAGAGAACTGAGCTATTAATCTGCTGCATGAACTGATCCAGCATATAAATAGATAGATCTTCTCTTGGTGTGTGTCTCATAATCGGATGATCCAATGCAGCACCATTGTAAGTTGTGATATTAAAATGATACTTATCAGATCTTTGCTTTAACATTGTAATCTGGTTATTGAGTCTTCCATATAACCACTTAGCGAATGGAACGAACTCATCATTAGAATACACATTAGCTCTAGTAATAGTTACATTACCAGTAGCAGCCTTATATTCAGTAAGTGCATGAATTACGTTTGTACCATCATCAATAACAGCAGCCATAACATTTAAGAATGTTAATCTGTCCTCAACTTCCTTTTTCTGGGTGAACTGATTCAAAAGTTCAGACATTCTAGCTGCAGCATAAGAGCCAAATTCTGCAGAAGATGAGAACACTGTATTCATCTGATCTTCTGTCATTGTGTCACAATATTCCACTGTCGTTCCACCATAAAAGTTAAACTGTACAGCTTTTCTTCTATTAATCTTGAATGGATCCGGACTCTGGCCATTAGCCATAGCTGTTGGATCCATAGCAACATCTGTTTCAAAATCACCATCAATAAAAGTGATCTTTCGGATAATGCCTCCCCACTCCTGTGAATCTCTTTCGAGTCCAGGGAACTGCTCTTCATAATTTCTTACAGCATAGATCGTTTTATTGAGCACCTGGGAGAGTGCTGTATTTAACTGATCATATCCTGTCTTTAAAAGTGTTGTACCAACTTTTACAAATTCTTCTTCAGATACTGGTGCAATACTAGATTCACCGGTTAACTGTTCTTTAACCAGGTTAATTAATGCACTAGAATCCTCAAAACTCATGGAATTTACTGCCATAATTACTTATCTCCTTTCTTCTTTCCTGCTGTCGTTCTAGGCTTAAAAATACTAGCAGCAATCTCTTCTGCTGTTCTAGCTTTTGGGGTATCTCCAGAACGATCAGCATGTAAATTATCGAGCTGTAACTTCTTTGCCACAGCCTCAGCTACTGCCTCTGTTAGCTGTTCTATTGCCTCAGCATTGTTAGCAGATTCTTCTTCAGGCTCTTCTTTAATTCTATCCTGGTTTTCTGCCTCAGCTGCAGCTGCCTCTTCCTGTTCCTGTGTTTCCAGATCCTTAATATCTTTCATGGAAACGCCTTTTAAAAGTAAATTGATTTTGTCACTAGCTTTCATAATCCTATCTCCTTAATATATTTAATCTTATGTTTTCCCTCGCACCTCCCCACATTAACAGGGAGCCTGTAGGCGTAGGAGGTGTTGGAGTGTGGATATGGTTATAAACATCCATAGCTGTATCTAATCGAGGCTGAAAATGTGTTGGTACATCTGTTTGATTTAGCCACCATCCAGGACATTCAAAAAATCCTAACCATAAATAGGTAGCCGTTTCTACATCATCAACCGTTTTAAAAGCATCTAAAGATTGATAATTAGCACAAGTAGGAACATATGGCTGTAATAAAGAAATTCGAGTGGATCCTCCTGAATATTTACCAGATGCAGGAATAACCTCTATTTGAGCATATCCATCATCAGGTGATGCTCCTGGTGTTTGTACTGAAGTAGACAGATTAGGAGCATATCTGCTTGAGTAATGTCCATAATCATTGATATATCCTGATGCCGGTGTATATTGAAATAACCCATAACCTCCAGATAGACTATAAGTATCTCCCTGCCATCTCCAGGGATTTAATCCGCCTTCATGCTGTGAGTTTCCCATCATTCCGGAAAATGCCTCTTCTGAATAATCTAAATCGTAATGGCAAAAATCCCATAAAGCATCTATGTTATCTAACCACTCCTGCGAGCCTTCTGTATAGCCTCCTGAGGGTTTTGCGTGTAATGCCATAAACTTATCCTCTATTCATAATAAAAGCCTGTATTAACCATATTATTGAGCTCAACAATCTCTGTATCTGTCGCACGTATATCAGACATGCTAGCAGCTCCCAACTTCAAAAATAGATTGTCCTTTGCTGTCCAGGTGGATCCTATAATCGTAGATCTATAACAGCATCTTCCATATTGAGCTGTTGGGATTGGAGCACTTTGATACTGTTCACAGTACAGCTCTATCCTTGTTTTATTCTTTAGTAAGGCCATACTACCCTGTCTACCGTTTACAGATTGAGTAGGCTGCAATGCATTTTGAATAGCTGAGACAGCTGATCCAGAGGCTCCGATAAAGTTTCCTGTAAAGGCTGATGCTGCAGCTCCTAATGTATTGCTAATCACTCCCATAGGATTAGTAGCTAACTGTGTGATCTGAACATCTACACCTATTTGACCTGTAAAATGTCTTTTTGTGGATCCTGAGCCTATGATATATGTGATCTCTCCTGTGATTGGATCCAAAACAGCATTTACATCTAAATCATCTACAACATCCTCTGGGTTCACATCTATAACACCAACCCCAGGAAGATACAAAGTGTATCTAGTCCAGGAAGGTGAATGTGCTCTAAAATCATCCGTATCATATATAGATGTAGGCCTTGCTATGGTTCCTGCATTAATCACCTGGTAATAGTCTGTAACACATCTAGCTACGCCTGTTCCCTCAAACCAACCAAACGTAGGAGCTGTTAACAGCGTTTCTGATCCAATCGTATTTGCAGGAAATGGAAACCATTTAATACTTAGAATGTACTGAAATGGATTGAAAAAAGCTTTTACAGCCTCTTCTGTGATTACTGCAGCTATATCACTAGCTCCTACATCAAATAAATTTGCACACAATAATTCGAAGTTAGCAGGAGTCATAGCATATGTATTAACTCCACCTATAAATTCATCCGTATTCTGATATTGCTTTCCTGTAGTTCTAATTACAAAACATCCATCCGTGCTGTAATTAGGAATTGCTAAAGGTGTCATTGAACGATTAGCAATATTTTGCACCCCAGACACATACGGATCATTTATTAGTGTGTTAAAACCTTCAGAGGCACGTTCTACAAATCCCTGGTAATTAGATATTGTGTCCTTATACGTTCCCAGAACATCAATAGAGCATGTAGCTGTCCAGATCCCATTGTGATATGTCCATTCGGATATAAAATAATATCGGTTGAAATCAGGGATATAACAGTAATTGTTAGCTTTCACGTTTTGCTGTCCTGCATCAAAAGACAATACAGGCTTAGTCAAGCTGCAGCTATCTTTTAACCTACAGCTGTAATTAGTTCCTGTTCCTGGTCTTTTCGTTGAATTTTTCCGCTTTGAAAATTGATAAAGAGTAACAGTAATCATTTAATTAACACCTCACCGTGATCTATTGCTAACATCCATCCAATCGGATTCTTAATCCATGTGTTTCCTGATGTATCTACAAATATGTTAACGCAGCAAATTGTCGCACCTGGTTTAGCATACATAAAGGGTTCTGCATTAATAGAAGGTTCATGTCTGATGCTAGATAGCTTTAGGACATGATATAAATGAAATGCTTTATAATCCGTACTATTCATATCTCTTCCTCCCTAATAAGGGCAGGTTAGCGGACGCCTCCAACATGCAGTAGCTATCGTTAATTCTTTAGACAGTAAGAAATAACTAATCTGATACCTTCTGAGTATTTTGACATGTCCCTGCCCATCTTGATTGTAAATCCTGGTTCATCTGGAGTCAATCAAATTATCTGACAATTCAGACAATAGAAATCCCATAATTGTGTTATTGTGATCAATTTTAACGTCATGATCAGATTAAGTTGAGTATTATCTACACCATATGTAGATAACTTGTGCATAAACTGTCTACAATTAGTGCCGAATAATTATACACACAATATGTGTATGTCTGTGACGGACAGTATGTGGCCGGCCGAAAAATTGTGTGTTATTTATACACAACTTTGAATTGTCTGACAATTTAGTCTATTGTGGGAAGATTTCGAACAATAATTTAAATTGTCGCACATAACC